TTCCTCCACGGTTATTTTGTAATGACGGCCATTGCAATCCACAACAAACAAATGCTTTTTAGTGCTAAGAAATTGACCCTCAGGTCCTAAATCCCAATGAATGCGACCCGTTCCATAAACAATGTCTAATGGGTCAGGTGCGTTTAGGGCTCTTTTAGTTATGTGAGCGATATAGTCGCAGTAAGCGGGTTGTGCTAATTGCTCTTGATGCTCCAACTGTTGTTGGTGATGTAAGTCTTGGGTATCTTCCATTTAAACACTCGCTTTCATAGCTTTAAGACGGGCTTTTGCCTCTTTCTTTTGTTGAGCAACCATTAGCTTTACTGCCTCTTCAAACTTTTTTTGTTTAGCAATGGTTTCAGGATCGTTCCAACCCTCAAAAATCCAACCATTGCCTTTGCCCCAAGAGCCCATGTGAATGCCCTCAGATGAGTAATAGCAGTAGGTTTTGTCTGAATCTTCTCTGACTATTTGGCAAGCAATTGGCTTGAGGTTGTTGAGAACTACTAATCTAGCCTCAAACTTGTCACGAGATATTGTTTCGTTGCTTAATATTTTCATTTCTTCTCTCCGATTTTGTTTACCGATCAAATGACCGTAAATGAATAGTAAACTGTTTATTTACTGTTTGCAACCGATTTATGCGTTTTTTTATTAAAATTAGGGAAAATACCTATAAAACTAGGGTAAACCACTAGAAAAATAGGCGCTTGCCTACTAAAAATAGGCGTATGCCTACTTGCCTAGCCGTGGTAATATATGGGTGTCAGCGGTGTGGCAACCGTTGGAATGCAAAGTGCGGATAGTCAGACCCCGAATTTTTCGGTGGTGTCATGGTCTTGGAATTGGCCTTTAGGTTGACTGTCCCCTTTGCGGGCTTATTCCAAGATTGCCTGCCAAGGCGGCACCACCCAAGGATTTGGGGTTTTTTGTTGCCTGCTGACCGTACTCCGAGCGTTATTAAGAGCCTACATCGGCTGCGCGGAACAGTAGATACGGTATCGGCTCACCACCAGATTACCGGAGCAGCCTGTCAACGAGGGACTGCGGAACTAGCCTAAGACATGGGTGATAGACAACTTAGGCTAGGATGAATCGTTGCCTTATGGGGCGCATAGGCTAGATTGTTTTACTAATCTTTGCTGGTGCTAAAGTGATCATGGCTATCACCCTTGGGTAATCTATGGCAAAAAGAAATAGAAACTAAAAACTGCCTTGCAAACTATTTATTATTCATTTATTCTCTGCAACAAGGAGATTAAATATGACCCTCGATGACTTAGAAGAAGTTGCCCTTAAATGCGGAATGGTAAGAACCAAAAAAAATTGGTCGGCCACCGAATCACAATTGGAATGCTTTGCAAACAATTTGCTTGAAGCGTTTAGAGGGATTGCTAGAGACCAGCTGGTTCAATCTATCAAACGAGCAGCTGATTACGAGCGTGAACAATGCGCCAAGGTAGCCGAAATGTCGTGGTTTAAAGGCATAGAGCAAGAGGACATTGCCAACGCTATACGAGAAAGGGCAGACGAATGATTGCCTATTCTGCGCAAACCCCGTCATTAATGGACTTTTCTTGGTTTATTTTGGTTATTGCTATTTTGGCTTGTTTAGCTATTTGGTTGAGGGATAAATGACAGACTTTGAAGAATTTTGGAAGGTTTACCCACGCCGTGTGGCAAAAGGTGATGCTCGTAAGGCGTGGAAACAAACCGAGGGCATCCGCCCGCCGTTGCCAGAACTGTTAGACGCTATTCGGCAACAAATCCGCTCAGACCAATGGCGCAAGAATGATGGCCAGTTCGTATGCTACCCCGCCTCGTGGTTGCGCCAAGAGCGGTGGTCTGACGAGTTAAAAGTAACTTTGCCTGGCTTGGTTGATGGTAAAGAATGGCATGAAACATGGCCCGGAATCGTGGCTAAAGGCAAAGAATTGGGCATTTTGGAAAGCCAGTTTGACCAACCGTATTTATTTAAAGCTGCGGTATTGCGTGGATCGGTGAAGGCCGCATGAACTATTTAAGCGTATGTAGCGGAGTTGAGGCAGCGACAGTTGCTTGGCATCACATGGGATGGAACCCCGTAGGATTTGGTGAGATAGAGAAATTTCCTAGCCAAGTCTTAGCCCATCATTACCCCAATGTTACCAATTTCGGTGACATGACTAAATACAAGGAGTGGAAAATTGACGGAACAATTGGACTTTTGGTCGGAGGAACTCCCTGCCAATCATTCTCTGTTGCAGGACTCAGGAAAGGACTTGAGGACCCAAGGGGAAATCTTGCCCTTATCTATGTTGGAATACTTGACCACTTTAGACCCAAGTGGTTCGTTTGGGAAAATGTGCCAGGTGTCCTCAGTTCAGGTGGTGGAAGGGACTTTGGTTCCTTTCTTGGGGCGGTGGCAGAATGCGGGTATGGGTTCGCATATCGGGTGCTTGACGCTCAATACTTTGGAGTCCCCCAAAGACGCCGTAGAGTCTTTGTTGTCGGATGTCTTGGAGACTACGAGTCTGCCGCAAAAGTATTATTTGAGCCCAGTTGCCTGCAAAGGAATATTAAGACGAGCAGAAAAAAGGGGGAAACAACTACCTCCCATGTTGCAAATAGCGTTGGAACGCTGTGTGCAAGAGATTACAAAGGATTGAGTTCTGATGATTTGCAAAGCGGTAAAGCGATTATTGAGGTTTACGAAAACCACCCATCCGATAGCAGAGTTAAACCAATGGGCGATGTATGCCAAACAGTAACCAGTACATGGGGTACAGGTGGCGGCAACATTCCTTTTGTACAAAATGTGTCTATTGCATTAGCAGAAAATACCATTGGCAGACAGCCTATGAATGGCGGTAATGGCGATGGTTTTACTGAGGGCGGACCTATGTATACCCTAAACGCAACGGGCGTTCATGGGGTTGCTCAATCTATTGGCTTTACTCAATGCGATGCCGCTAGAGATGTTGGCGATAACATTAGCCCAACCCTTAGATCTGGCGGTAATGGTGGATACCCTGCTCATTCTGTTGCTACTAACATGGCTGTTCGTAGACTGACCCCAATTGAATGCGAGAGATTACAAGGTTTTCCTGATAACTACACAAACATTAGAGAAAACTGCCCAGATGGCCCAAGATATAAGGCCATGGGCAATTCTATGGCAGTACCAGTAATGCGGTGGATTGGTGAGCGGATCAACAAAGTAAACAATGAACAATAAGCTGACCGCATCCCAAAGAAACCACCTTACACGGGTTAAATCGTTGCCCTGTGGCGTTTGTGGCGTGTCTGAACCCTCAGATGCCCACCATGTTGAACAAGGCCTCCAATACCTTTGTATTCCGCTCTGTAAGGATTGCCACCAAGGCAGCCATAACGGCATCCACGGTCGCAAATCCATATGGAACGCAACCAAACAAACTGAAATGACGGTACTAAATGACACAATCCAAAAACTTCTCCGATAGACTCAGCCTGCCTTGGCCGCCTAAAGAACTAAGCCCAAACTACCGCGGGCATTGGGGTCCGGTGGCATCGGCTAAGAAAAAGTACCGGTTTGCGGTCCGCATTCTGGCGTTGCAGCAACCGATACCATTTATTGAATACATCGTAGAGGACGCACCCATTTTCTTGGAGGTGGAGTTTTATCCGCCAGATAACCGTCCACGGGACTTAGACAACATGATTGCCTCGTTTAAAGCTGGGCAAGACGGTCTAGCCGACGCCTGGAAGGTTAACGACAAACGAATTAATTGCACATACAAAGTTAGCCAGCAGCGGGGCGGTATGGTAAAAGTAAAAGTTTTATAGGGAACTGTTTATTATGAAAAAGTTAAAACGCCGACCACGGCTTGCGCAAGATATTTTGGCCTTGTTAGAACAAAAACCCAACATTACGCAAGCTGAGATTGCAAAAGAACTGTTGGCTAAACCCCATTCCATTAAAGCGGTATTATGGAAATTAGTTCATCAACAGAATAAAATTGTTGCTACAAAAGGCGCAAAAGCAGATAAAATGACAGGGCCGAAGGTCATTAATATGTACTGTTTAAAGGAATTATGAAAGACATCGAAGCATTCTCGCTGGCATTACTTAACTCTGCGACTTGTGCGCATTTGCAGCATTGGCAGACCAAAAGCTATGCGCAGCATAAGGCCTTGGCAAAATACTATAACGCCATCCCAGACCTCGTAGACCAGCTAGTAGAATCTTGGATGGGTAAATATGGCCCAGTAGGCGATTTTGAAGAAGAATTTGAGATAGAGAAAGACCCCATTAAATACTTTAAAGCCCTACAAAAGTATGTCAAAGAGAATAGAAAACACTTGCCAAAAGACACCGAATTACAAAATACTGTTGACGAAATTACCGATTTGATCGATTCTTTGCTGTACAAACTGCAACAACTCTCATAAAGGAATTAAAAATGAACTCATTTAACTGCCCAAAAGACTGTAACGAAAACCCTGGTCGTAAAGAAAAGACCAAAAATGCCGTGATGCAAGAAGGCAAAAACAAGCCAATGGGCGAGAAAATGGCTATGAAAGGCCGTGATACCAAGATGGGTACGAACAATTCTGGCGAAATGTACCAGAAGTGAATTGCGGAAATTGCCAGTTTTTTCAGGGTACTCAGTTCGGCCATTGCCGGCGCTACCCTGAAACAGTAACCAAACAGGCTGGGATGTGGTGCGGTGAACACCAAGTCGTGGTGCCACCGCAGCCAATATTCACGGAATTGGCAGCCACTCCAGCACCCAAAAGGCGCAAGAAAAATGATACGACCGCTGCGTGACCGAATTGTTGTAAGACCCGTAGAGCGGGTTAAGAGCCAGGTGATTGAAGTCATCATGGATGAACTGCCTAACATCGGCGAGGTATTGGCCGTAGGGCCTGGCGAGATTGACAAAAAAGGCCGGTTGATTCCTAATCCTATAGAAATAGGCCAGAGAATCCGATTTGGGGGCGCGGAAGATTACCTTTCTTACCCTAGATTTGAGATTGACGGCGAGGAATTAATTGTGATGTCTTGGAAAGATGTTTGTTTTGTTGAGGACAATAATGCCCAAAACCACTAATAAACCTATTGCGCGCACCACTACCGGTAAGGGTAAGAACTACAAACCTACCGAAAAGGGTGCGGGCATGACCGCTAAAGGAAGGGCGGCATACAATGCAAAAAATAATGCAAACCTTAAAGCACCTGCTCCAAACCCTAAAACAAAAGCTGACGAAGGCCGTAAAAAAAGTTTTTGCGCAAGAATGAGCGGAATGCCTGGGCCAATGAAAGATGAAAAGGGAAGGCCCACCCGAAAAGCAGCATCTCTCAAAAACTGGAATTGTTAACTAAAAGGAATTAATCATGTCAAATTCAAAATCAATCGGTGTAGCATACGCCGACCCACTATTTGAAAGCCTCGATGTTTCGGGCGCAGTCAACTTAACTGGCGGTGATTTTAATATCACAACAACATCAACTAGCACCGATGGAGCAACCAGCGTTGAGCCAGTATTAGTTAGCACAACAATGACCGGCACCGGTGGCGTTGGTGGTCGTGCTAAATTTTTAACAACCATTAACTCGGTTCTTGGTAGTTATTCAAACGCCCTTAAAGGTGAAGTTGTGTATGGAACCTCTGGCCGTACTACTGGCTTGGGTTCTGCCGTTTTAGCTGAAATGACGCTATCGGCTGGAACTTCTGCTGGTAACTATGCCCCAGTTGAAATTGAATTAAATTGCGCATCTGGTGCGTCTACTGGAACAACAACTGCCCTTATTTATGCCAGTGTTAATGGCACAGGTGCTGCAACCGTAGACACTAATGGTTACTTATTTAATTTAGCTGGTGTAACCGTAGCAGGCGCTAAATTGGCTGCTACAGGCACAATTACCAATGTCAACGAAATTACGCATGGTTTGCGAGTCAAAATCGCTGGTAGTGACTATTACCTGTTAGCTGCAACTGCCGCTAATTTTAATGCATAGTGATTACTAAAGACTATTTA